GCTGGCGGGCCTGCTCTTTCGCGGCCTCTGTGGCGGCGGCGGCGGTCTGCCGCGTCAGCGCCAGCCGCTCCTGGGCTGCAGCAATCGCCCGAGAGTCTGTGCCTTCGCGGGCTGCCGCCAGCGCCTGCTCTGCGTCGGCAATCGTGCGCGTGATCGCCAGCAAATCTTCCGACAGAGTTAGCTGCGATCGCTCGCCATCCTCAAGGCCGGCTCGTGCAAGCCCCTGCACGCGCTTGCCAGCCTCTTCGCTTGCCTTGCGTGCTGCATCCGCGACGGCATCCGTGGCTTTCTTCTCTTCCGCTCTGGCCTTTGTGATGTTCTCAATCACTGCCAGCAGTTGTTGTGCAGAGTCGGCGATGTACTGCTGGCCTACGCCAGCGTCCACGGCCGCAGCGTTCATGTTCTCAATGTCTGTCGTGAGCGTGTCGAAAGCGTCGGCCACTTCCTTCGGCACGGCCGCCAGACTGCCAGCCTCTTGGGCAAACTTCTTAAACGCAGAAGTGGCCTCATCCACTGTGCCCTGAATCAGCGTGGCGTCGGTGATCTCTGCGGGCAGTTTGAATGCCAGCTGCGCTTCTGAGGCGAAGTTCTTCGCGGCTGCCGTACCCTTGTTTATCGCCTCTTCGACCTTCTTGAAGTCTTCTTGGTTCTTTTGGACTGCCGCAGAAACCTCAGCAGCGCCGGTGTCGCCAGCCAGTGCGTAGTTCGCAAGCGCACCAGCAGCCGCGCCAAGCACAACAACAAGAACGCCGATGCCAGTGCGAGAAAGCAGCCTGGTGATAGCTGCCGTAAAAAGTTCTGTGGCGGCAGATGCAGACACGCAAGACAGGCTGTATCCAGCAAAGGCACCAGCCGCCGCCAATGCCCCGATGGCTGCGCCCTGCAGATTGCTTGCAATAAATCCGAGCGTGTCAGCAATGATCGGGAAGATTGTGCCAGCGAGCGGGGCAGTAGCCTGAAAGACCACAAGAAAAGCATCGGCGGCAGCCCTAGCAACCTCGACCACGCCACCGATCGCCGCCTCGGCAGACTTTGCCACCTGCTGAACGTCGAGCGCTGCGATAAACGTGGCGGCGCTTTCGGCGGCAGCAATCAGTGACGGTGCCAATTCGGCCGTCACGCGAGCCTGAAACGCCTTGAACGTGGCAGATACTTTCCCGATTGAATCGTCCAGCGTTGCCAGCCCCTGCACCTGGTCTTTGCTGAGCACCAGCCCGAGCCGCTCGGCCTCAACCCGCATCTCTGACAGGAAGCCCGCCCCCTCCTGGAACACAGGCACGAGCTCGGCACCGCTCTTGCCGAACAGCCCAACGGCAGCCGCCGCCTGCTGTGCCGGGTTCGGCAGCTGCGAGATTGCCGCCGCCACCTTCTCGAATGCCTGCTCTGGCGAAAGCTGGGCCAGATCACGAACCGACAGCCCGAGGTCCGCGAAAGACTTGATCGCAGACTTGTTTCCCGTCTGGGCTTCGCCGAGGTTGATGCCAAGCCTCTGGATGCCTTTGCCGAAAGTCTCGACGCTGACGCCAGACTGCTCAGCCGCGAACTGATACGCCTGGAGCGTCTGGGCCGACACGCCCGTGCGCTTGCTGAGATCGTCCACGCTGGCCACGGCAGATGCAGCACCGGCCACGAACGACGTGAAAGAGCCGGCCACCGACTGGATCGCGGAGATGAAGACCCGCGACAGCTCGATTGTCTTCAGCGTCGAAACATCTTGCTGCGTCCTTTTGGCGGCATAGCCCAGCTTCTGCAGCTCCACAACGCCAGCGTTGATGCCCGCAGACATCTGCGTGGCATTCGCCGATAGTTGAAAGCCTAGTCCTACGGTTGCCATCTCAGCCTTCCAAGTCTCGCTTCATCTGCTCGAGCACTTCGCGTATCTGGTTCGGATGCTTCGGTGCCTTGTCTTCGATCGGGATGAAGTCGCTTGCCGATGGCACCTTGCCGCGTGGGCAGTACGGTGCGAGCATCGCGCTTGCCAGCATCCCGGTTTGCGTCCAACTGTCGGCCAGCGGAGAGAACCACCTGGAGAACGCCAGCCACCGAGAGAACTCCCGAGAATCCATCTGGTCGATTTCGGCGAGTGTCTTTCCCAGGTGGCCCGCCAGACGCATCTTGAACTGAAGCGTCGGACGGGCGTTCATTCCCCCGCTAGTCTCTTGATCTCCTCCTCTGTGAGTGCGTTGTGCTTCATCGCCGCCTGCCACAGCTTGTGCATCTGGTCGCTGCTGCGGCGCTTCAGGGCTTCCACGCCTTCTTCGCCTGCATAGAGCAGGTTGCCCTTCTCGTCGCACAGCGTGCGGCTCAGGAGCTCAGAGCGGAAATCGGGGATCGCCTTGCCGCCGGCCTCTACCAGCTTGAGCTCGTATGAGTCGCGCTCGCCTACGCTCATCAGCCGCAGGCAGCACTCGCCGCCGAATGCCTGCACCTTGATGATCTTGGCGTCATCCGCTGCGTCGATCTGTTCCCGTGTCATTGCCATGGTTTAGTTGTCCAAGAGCTTCAGCGTGACGGTGTACCGGGTGACGCCGTTCACTTCAGACGCCACGCTGACTGACTCCCATACTGCCTGATTCGTCAAGGCTTGCCCGCCGCCAGAAACGACAACCTGAGCGCGCACGCCGTAGTTGCCCACTGCCGTGTTGTTGCCGCCCAGGCACTCAACAGTTAGCGTGCCTGCTTCGTCCGTCCACGCGACGCTGCGGCCTTTAGGCGCGCCTCCGCCATACGTCCACGAAAGGTTGGTGATCTCCTGAAACGCAGTGCCGTTCCAGGTGACAGACACGCCTGCGCTGAACGATGCCACGGGAAAACCTCCCGTGCGTTAGCGAGCCACGCGGAAGGTGGCCGAGCCCCGGATCACGTCGTTTACGGCGAGCGTCACCGACGAGCTCGAGACGGTCGCAGCCTTCGACAGGCTGATACCGCCAGTGATCGCCAGCGTGCCGGAAACACCATCATTGATAACCCCCGAGCCGATGTAGTCGATCTGCACCTCGCGGCCCGTGTCGTTCGCGGCACCCGTCAACGGACGGTCGAGCGTAAGAATTGCAGCCCCAACGGTCTGCCCAAGGTGGCTGATGTCGATCGTGTCGGCAGCATTCACGTCTGTGAGCGTGTACGTGATGTTGGTGACGGTGTAGTTCGTTCCAGCGAATGAAAACGTCGTGCCCGAGCCGGCATGCGGGGTGCTCATGTGCCTATGTCTCCTGCCACCAGATGTCGAAGGAAAGTTTCACGCTGTACACAGGCGGCATGTCCGCCCCGGCCAGCTGCACGAAATCGTCTTGTTCGTTTTCGAGCGAAGTCTGCTGTACCACCGTATTGTCGAAGGTTCCCCCGTACCCATCCAGAACGGAGCGGCAGCGGTCGGCCAGGTCACGCGCCCCTTCGTAGGTCGTGGCGTACACGTCAAAATCCACACTCACCTGCGGCACACCCATCGGCGCGCCAAGCGTCTGCATCCGGCGGATGCCCGTGCGGCGGTAGGTGATGAAGGGCAAGGGCGCGGCCTGCGGGGCAAGCAGCGGGTAGACGCGATTCGACACCACGGACGATACGGCCGTCGTGGTCACGAGTGCATTACGGAGAACGGCTTCGGGGCTTTTCATTTGTCGCCTGCCTTGTTCCTGCGTTCATAGGCCCGCAATGCCGCCGAGAGAGACTTACGCATCTCGACATCCAGAATGCTTTTCATCGCACCGCGTGACTGGTTGAAGGCCCGCTCGAGCGGACGCAGCGCTGGCATCGGGGCGACAGAGCCCGTGGCAATGAAGTCGATCGGATACTTGCCCTGCCACGAGCCCTTGCCTCGGCGGGTGTTCCACGAGGACAGAACCTGCCGTGGGTTGTTGTTGGGCTGCTCTTTGCGGCGCTCGCGCTGCGAGATGATCCGGCCGTCAAGGATCACGCGGCGGCGCTTCACCACGCGGCTCTTGCCGGGCGTTCGGCGGCCCTTCGTGCCAAACTCGACCAAGTGCGAATGATAGGCCCGGTTCGGCCCCTTCATCACAGAGCCGCCGAATGCCGTCTCTGCCGTCCGCTGAGCACCACCACCAACAGGGCGGCGGAAGCCGATCACGATGACCGACACTGGCACCTTGAACTTGTTGTTGGTGTAGCTCTTGCCACGCTCCGTGATGCTTGCAAGCAGGTTGCCGCTAACCTGGCCGATGGCTCGCACGTTGGCTTCTAGGGCGGCCTTGCCGGGCTGGGCAGCCTTCTTCAGTGCCCTGCGTTGGTATCTGTTGGAGATGTCGGCCGGCAGCTTCTTCAGTTCGGCCACCACGTCATCAAGCGGCGCGAGCGAATACAACGCCTTCGCAGCCTTGCCCCGGCCCACGGCCAACTTGATCAGTGGCTCTCCTGCGACGATCGCCATTAGGGCACCTGCTCCTGGCAAATAGCCTCGTGCTCTGAGCGGTTGCCGTGCTCGAGCAGGCCGACAATTTCCAGCGTTCGGGAACGCCACGAGAACCGCATGTTCTGAGTCAGCCCCGGCAGGTAGCGGAGCCGCACCCGGTGGCTAACGGTCGTTTCCTGCTGGCCGGCCGTCAGGGCTTCGCGGGCGCTCACGCCTTCGACGCTGGCCCACACCGCAGACGAGTCGGCCCATGCCAGCACCGTCTCGCCGAGGGCATTGGTCGTGCCGCTGGCGATCTGCACCGTGAC